AAGTAACTAAATGTAAGCATAAAAATTTAAGTCCTGATTATTGTGAGTCTGTTTATTGTGATACTCCTTATTGTGGTGGTTATGAAGTTCATTGTTTAGATTGTGGCGCTTATATTTCTAAATGTGGTTGTGGTTGTTGTAATGATGTAAGTGGATGGCCACAAAAAAGATGGCATAAATTTTATTTAGACCAAATTAAAAAATCAAGGGAAGATGTAAATGATATTACAAGAAGAATTGCAGAAATTATATGAAGAATGTATTGAATTTTGGGGTGTTGAAGCTCAGTTACACCAGGTTCAAGAAGAATGTGCTGAATTAATTTTAGCTATATCACATTTTCTTAGGAATAGACCTGATGGATTGAAAGATATGGTTGAGGAAACCGCAGATGTCTATCTTATGTTAAATCAAATCATAACTATTGTTGGGGAGAAACCAGTTATGGAAATGGTTGATTTTAAATCTAATAGGGTTAAAAACAAACTTGAAAGATATAAAAAGAAAGGTAAGGAATAATATGAAGGCTGATATTTTTAAGGATATCCATTTGTATAAACATGTTGAGAAACCATGGGGCTACGAAACTTGGTTGGAAGTTAATGATAAGTATGTAGTTAAAAAACTGCATATTAATGAGAATCAACAGTTAAGTTTACAGTTTCATAGAGTGAAAACTGAGACTTTATTTTTATTGACAGGAAAGATCGAAGTAGTGTTAGGTGATTTAACTTATACTTGTGATATTAAAAAGAGTAGGATAAATATTCCGGATAACACGATTCATAGGTTTAAGGCTATAGGTAATTTTGCAGAATTGATTGAGGTTAGTACTCCCGAACTTGATGATGTAGTAAGATTGGAAGATGATTATGACAGAGTTGAACGAATTGTAGCTGTTTCTGGTGGGTTTGATCCCCTACATAATGGTCATATTAGATTGTTTGAAGAAGCAAGAACATTTGGAACTAAATTAGTGGTTATTATTAATAATGATAACTGGTTGAAAGCAAAAAAGAAGTATACATTTATGCCTGAGGATATGAGGGTGGAAATAATAAAGTCATTAAGGTGTGTTGATGATGTATATCTAACTAAACATGGCCCTAATCCTTCAGATATGTCTGTGTGTGATGCTTTAGAAGATATTATACCCCATGTTTTTGTTAATGGTGGGGATAGAACACATGATAATATTCCTGAGGTGCAATTGTGTGATAGTTTAGGTATTAGAATGGCTTTTAATGTTGGTGGTGAGAAAATAGCATCAAGTTCTGAACTTATAGATAAATATAATAATCGTGAATTAGATTGCGAAACTGGTTATTTTTGTAGATTTTGTGGCGCAAAAAATAATGAACCCCATGAAGAATGGTGTGTTCATAAAAGAAATAAAGGAGAGAATTAATATGGAGTTTAAAATAAATGTAGATGAATTGCAGTCTATTTTTTCTAGTTTGTCAAACATTGTTCGATTAAATGAAGATGGTATTGCTGGTATGATATTAATGGATGCTACTAATGAACTTAAATTTAAAGCTGCATCTGGTAATATTAAGTTAAGCATAGATGCAAAAAATTTTGAAATAATTGAGAAAGGTAAAGCTTTAGTTAGATTTATTGATCTAAAATCTTATGTTATGAAATTTGTACCTCTAATAGAAGGTTATGGTACTGAGAATTATCACTTTGTAATTTCTGAAAATAAAGGGTTGCTAAAAACTAAGACTTCGCATGGGGAAAGTGTAAAGCCTACTTATAAACGTTTGAAATTTAGAATTTATGTAGAAGAATCTTTTCCACCTGTTAAAGAGTTTGAAGATCCACAGTTAATTGTTAATAGTAGTATTTTAAAAAGGGGTATTGGTAGGGTGTTGCATTGTGTAAACCCAGGTGAAATAAGAAAAGCCATGGCTGGTATAAATGTGACTATTATGACTGATAAAATAGTGTTTGTTGGAACTAATGGGATTAAACTTTCTGAGTTTGCATTAGATATTAATGCTGATATAGAAAATAAATCTCATGTTTTGACTTATAATTTTGCTTCTGTACTAAGAAGTATTTTAGATGATGATGCTCAAGTATTTATTAAATTTGAAGGAAGTATAATTTATATAAGATCTAATAATATTTATATAAGTGGATCTTTAGTTACAGGTGAAAGTTATCCTGATTACAAACCTATGTTTAATTTAAATAAAGTTATTAGTATTCCTAGGTTATCTTTCTATGATAGTGTACATACTGTTATGGATGTTTTAGATCCTGAAGACAATCATAGACTTTCTTTGTGTTTATCTGGTAATAAAGTTGTATTAAAAAATGATAAGGTTGAGTCAGAGCAAGAGAGTACTGTAACTTTTGAGGATGAATTAGATATAGATATAAATGGTGAATTTTTGGATTCGTTGTTAAAAGATTTTATGTCTGAATTTATAGAAATTCATTTTACTCCTGAAAATAATTATGTAGTTTTTAAATCTGCGGATGATCCAAATCAAAAATCATTGTTGACTATTGTAAGGAGAAGATAATATAGTGAAAGATTTACAAATTGATGCATTTAGTAATGGGAAATCAAATACTGAGGCTCAAATTGAGGCTGCAAAGATTTTGTTAATGAAACATAATTATAAAGTAATAAGAACGGCTGAAGAAGCCAAAGAGTTGGCTGTAGAATCTGGTTATAAGGTTTCTGATCCTATAGTTGTAGATGATAAAATAGTGTCTTTGAAAGACCTTAGGAATTATTTTTATTTGTGTTTATGGTCTAAATATCCATATAGACAATCTCATTATTTGGAAGGTAATTGGAAAAGTGAATTGAGAATTTTTAAATTATTTGTTGAATCCAGAGAATTAAGTGGATTAAATAGATTTAATGCTATACAAGAGTGTGTTAGAATAATAAATACTATTTTTGAATATTCAGATCAATTTAATTTTAAAAATCCTATTGATATTAGAGTTCTTGGTCAAGATAAGTCAGGATGGATAACACAAAAAGCTCTTTCTATTATTAATGAACAAAGTTTAAAAACTCAAGCACAAGAGACAGATGAGTTGTTAAATAAGATAGATGAAGACCATATAAGTAAGACAGATTTGAAGGAAAAGGCGTCTGAGTTAGATGCTCTATTGTCAAATATGGAGGAGAATAATGGCTAAAAAGAAAAAAGAGTCGGAAGAAAAACCTTCTAAAACTTCTGCTTTGGATATAGTTGAGAAAAGTATAGAGAAAAAGTATGGTAAAGGTATACTAACTTTACTTGGTGATCATGAAGATTTGCAAATAGATACTATATCTACTGGTTGCTTAGGTTTAGACGCTGCTACTGGTGTTGGTGGTTTTGCAAGAGGTAGAATTTATGAGGTATTTGGACCAAATAGTAGTGGTAAATCTACTTTAGCTTTAAGTATAGTTTTGCAGGGTTTATTACGAGATATGACTGTAGTTTATATTGATGCTGAACATGCACTTGATCCTAAGTTGGTGCGTAATATGGGTAAAATTGTTGATGTTGATGTTGATAAAATTAAAATGGTTCAAGCATTTACTGGTGATGATAATCTACAGATCATGGAAGAATTAATGAAAACCGGGGAAATAGATATTGTTGTAGTGGATAGTGTAGCTTCTTTGTTACCTAAGGGTATGGCAGAAGGTGAGATTGGTGATAATTATATTGGTTTATTAGCACGTTTGATGAGTAAAGCATGTAACAAACTAACTCCTATAGTTAATGAAACTAATACACTTTTAATTTTTATTAATCAAACACGGGTTGATATAAATAAATGGGGAGATAAAAATGTACCTACAGGTGGTGAAGCAGTTCCATTTTATGCAACTGGCAGAGTTAAGGTAGATGGTGGTGAATCGAAAAGTAGTAGAATTATGGATGATGAAGGTTTAGTTATAGGACATGAGAGTAAATTTCATATTATAAAAAATAAATTAGCAGCTCCTTATCGTGATGCCAAAATTAATCTTATTTATGGTAAAGGGTATGATTATGTATCTGAAGTTGTAGATTTATCTATTGATTTTGGATTAATAGAACAGTCAGGTGCATGGTATGAGATTAATGGTCAAAAAGTTAACGGTAAAAAAAGTTTAGTAGATATGTTTAGAGAAGACAAAGATTTGTATCTTGATTTTAGAACTAAATGCTCTAAAACGTTAGGGTTGCTTAAAGATGAGTAAAATAGCTGATCATACTTATAATTTATTAAAAGAATCTTTCCCTCATCATACTATATTTATTGAACATTATGTTAAGTATAAAAGTAATAAATTATTTTTTGATTTTTTTATAAAGGAATTGAGTGTATTAATTGAAGTCCAGGGTAGGCAGCATGATGAATATGTGGAACATTTTCATGGCGACAGAAGTGGTTTTTTTAATTCTATGAGAAGGGATAATTTGAAAAAAGAATATTGCCAGTTGAATGATATGACATTGGTTGAGATTAGAAGTGAGTTAACTAAAGATGAACTGATTAATGAAATATGGAAAGGAATTAATAAATGAAAACACTAAATGGTTGTACACATTTCCAGTGTGCTAGTTGTGATAAAATCAGACCTATAAAAGAAAAAAATACAACTGCTGTTGCTTTTAATATTTATAGTAGTGACACAGAAGATAAATTTCAACACAGACGTTTTTATGTAATGCTTTGTGATGAGTGTTATGGTAAAAAGAAGGAGAAAAAAAATGACGGAAATAATAATTCCAAAACAAAAAGATCCTCATGATCCAGATTTGGAAAAAGATTGTTCTGATTTTGTTCCTTTTGATGATGGAACAATTTTAGGAGATAAAAAGTATTGTAATTTATCTTTTCAATGTAGACAGATAGGTATGCTTGGTCAATATGTGGAAGTATATGATACAAATGGGAATTTAATAGAACGAGATTACTTATGTACTGGGAAAAAACCTATTTTTGAAGAAAGGTCAGAGGATTCTAAAGCTACTTAATAGGAGATTTATTATGAATGAGATAGTAGATTATGTAAAAAAAAGATCTAACGATTTAATGGTATTTAGAATGTCAAAGAATCAAGACTTGATGGATGAAATTTTTACTTTTGATCCTCGAAATATTGAATCAACTTCTTCGGCTAAAATAAGTGAATATACAATTGGGTTAGCTCAATTTTTGATATATTTTTCTTCTCAGATAAATGCAACTAAAGTTAAAATTATGCAGAAAAATAGGGCAATAGATTTAGCAGTTAGTAAGTCTGATATAAAGGCTAAAACTAAGTCAGAAAAACGTGATAAAGTTATATATGGGGATGAGAGTTTAAAAAAAATTGAATTAGAATTATTAGCTTATGAAAGTGAAATTAAAATGACTGAAAATTTAGAAAAATATTACATTGAGTTAATAAATGCTTTAAAAAGGGAATTAACTCGGAGAGAAACTGAGCTTAAATTTATAAGAAGTGAGAGGAGAATTTAATGTCGGAAAAAATAAAAGAAATGTTTTGTATGCCAGTCTATGAAAGATCTCTTTTGTCTTATGCTATTAAAAGTGTTGAACATTATTATTCAATAGTTTCAGTTGTTAATGATAAAGATTTTCTTAGACCCGAACATAAATTAATTTGGGTTATAATTGGAACTTTGATAAAAAGAGGTGTTTCAAAGTTGGATGCTTCTTTAATTATAAACGAAGCTCAGACTAATGGGGTAATGAAGGATGTTGGTGGTTATGAATATATAACAGCTATTTTGAATATGAACATATCTGATGATAATATTCAATATTGTATTAAAAAAGTATTAAATGCCAGTACTAAATATCAACTTTATATGAAATTGAATTATAATATGAAAAAAATAAGTAATGGTGCTAGTGATGAAGATATAAGTGCCAATGATATGTTAAGTATGGTTGGTACTGATATTATGAATCTTTCAATGAAATCTAAAGCAGTTAAAGAAGCTACTAATTTGTCAGATGGTTTAATAGATTACATTGAAGATAGAAAAAGCAATCCTGTTGAATTTTGTGGTTTAAGTACTGGTTATCCTATTCTTGATAGACGACTTGATGGATTAGTTCCTGGTACTTTGACCGTTTTTTGTGCTAGACCTAAAAATGGAAAAAGTACTTTTATGTGTAATATTGCTTCACATGTGGCTTTTAAACTTTTAAAACCTGTTTTATATGTAGATACAGAAATGAGTTTTGATGAATGGCGAGCAAGAATGCTTTCTATGTTGTCTGGGGTACCTGAGAGAAGAGTTAAACATGGCGGATATACTGATCAGGAGTATTATAATATAGCACAGGCAGCAAAATTGATAGACAAAGGTAAAATATTCCATGAATATATTCCTGGTTATAGTGTAGAAAAAATATCTGCTTTGTATAAAAAATATCAATATGTTGAAGGTATAGAGTTGGCTATTTTTGATTATATCAAAGAGCCTCCTGGAGGATCTAGTGATAGAAAGGAATATCAGATTCTTGGTGATGTTACGACAGCACTAAAGGATTTATCAGGAGAATTAAACATTCCTTTTCTTTGTGCTAATCAGTTGAATAGACAGGATGATGTAGCTGATAGTGACAGAATCCTTCGTTATGCTGATGTTTTGATATTTTTTGCTTTAAAAAAGAAGGAAGAAATAGAGGAGGCAGGTATAGGTGCAGGTACACATAGGTTGATTATAAAAAATAGTCGCCGTGGTGGGGAAACACCTATTGAAGGTATTGGTTATAGTTTTTATAAAAGCACACTTCAAATTTATGAAGCTGAACAACAGGTTATTGATTATACAGATAAAGACAATAAAGAAGTTGAAGAGATTGAATATGGGGATTTTAAAAAAGAGGTGTTAGATACTCATGATGGTAACAATGAAGAAATCTTTTAGTAAAGAGGAACAGAGAATAAAATTAAATCGACTTAAAGAAGCTATAGATGCAGAACAATTATTGATTTCTTTAGGGTTTGATATAACCAATTCAACACCAAAAGAAGTAAGAGCTCCTTGTAAAATTCATGGCGGGAAAAATAAAACTTCTTTTCG